CGAGTCCTTAGTGGGTGCGGTGAGTGATGTCCGCGAGGTAAGCGTGACCGCTCCTAGCTGGTGTTTACCCAGCAATACCTCAGACTTGAAACTTGAACAAACGCCGGAACTGTTAGCCATTTAGATTACTCCTATTTTTCCAAGGACTTGGGAGCCCTTCTTTACATACACATTACACTTTCTGTAAACGCACTCGTCGCCAAGCCAATACTCAAGCGCACAAGTCGTGTCGTTTTCGTCATCCGTCCACACTACGTTTTCACGCAGCGAGGCGAGTGGCAGATTGCCTTTTGATGTGGCAATGAGTGGTTCATCCATTGTTAAACTCCTAGAATGCGCCCTGACGGGTCGCGCTGAATGGGTTGAAATACGCCGTTGACATTGATGCCGGTTGCCAACCCGTCAGGCCCGCGTACCACTTCTTTCGTCTGTGGTTCGTTGACCTTTTGGTGAATGGCAATCACGCCTTGCGTCAGGTTGTCGATTGCAGAAAGAACGGGGTCTGGAATAGGATTACCTTCCTCGTCTAGCTGCTCTGCGGTTTCCTGCCCGACAATCGCCGCGTTCTTTTGCTTCAGTAGCTCCAGACGCTCGGCTGCTTCTGCCTGCATGTCGATTTGCACCCGTTTTTCATGCGCGTCAAATTGAACTTTCCACGCATCAAAACTGTGATCGGGGTCATTCGCTACTGGCTTTCCGTCTGGTTTGACAACAGAGAACCGCTTAGTCTGTGCGTCGAATGCCTTGATCTGCAGTTCTCCGTTCTTGTCCTGCAGTTCTTTCGTCGTCTGAGCCAATTGGCCTTGAAGCTGCTGGATAGCCTGCTCGGCTTGCATCAGTTTCGGGTCTTTGCCGTTCTGCGGGTCTTTAATGAAGTTCTCAACATCCTTATAACCAGCGTTCTCGACAATCTTGGACATGGTGTGATATAGATTGCTCTGATCTGCCAAGCCTATTTGCATACCCGCCTGCTGAAGCTGATAGATCATCTGCAAAGCGCCTGCCTGCACGGCTTTATCACCTGTCCCGAGCCCAACATTGATGCTCATGTCGTACTGGTTGCGCCATTCGTTCGGGTCGTATTCCACGAATTGATCGCGCAGCCGGAAAGCGAGCTTTTCCATGCCGCCATCAGTCAACAATTTGAGGATGCCTTGAAATATTGGCTTTAACAGCACCTCGGCTGCAATCCGGGCAATCAGTTCAATGCGCTGCTGTGAAGCGGTCATGATCTGCGTGATGCCGGATGCGGTTTTGTTCAGGCTGTCCGCGTTCAGGCCCTGGTTGTAACTGGTCACACCCGTGCGGTTCTCGCGCATGGTTTTGACGTATTCCAGCATGGGCATCGTTGCCCCGGCCACAAATGGCGTCACATACTCTTGTATGGCGTCCATACTGCGCATTCTCAGCACCCCGCCTGGACGGTTGTCTAACAAATCCTCCATGTTCGCCAGTGGCGTCCAGTTGGCATCCGTGACGACTTTGGTACGCGGGTTGTTCGCAAGATTCGCGCTATTGATGGTCTGACGCAGTAACTCCGTGTGCAGCTTTTGCAGGTCGCTTACCGCGTCCGCCATGCTCATGCCGTCCCAGCGGTGCGTATTGATGATGGGCGAGAATGTCGCTACCTGCACATGGGAGACTACTTCACTTTTGAGGATTTTGTCCTGCAGGCGATAGATACAGCGCCGTTCTGCGATGCCATCCCCGTCCACGTCAACGAGAACAAACTCAATCCGCATCCAGCCCTCTGCCATGCTGTCGTCGTCGGTCTGCTCGTCGTTGGTTTTTGAATAAACCGCGTCGGTCAGGTTCGTGGTCGCCAGCGTCGATTGCATGGCCTGATCGTTTGACGAACCGCGCAACTCTTCTGCGGTCACATCAAAGCCCATTTGCTTCAGGTCGGATGTGGTAACACTGAGCATCCGGCACACATAGGGGCAATCTTCGAGTAAGGGGCTAGTCCAGTCCTTCTCAACTAAAAGTTCTTCAGGTGAAAACGCCTCGATTTTGACGATGGTTTTATCTTCGGTGCGTTTGATGCGCCCGTTATAGACCGTCACCGGCCCCATTTCAGTTTCTACGGTCTGTTCTTCAGCCTGCTCAATTTCGGTGTTATCGCCCTCCATAAGCATAGCCAGCATTTCAGCCGTTGCGCCCTTGAATGGCTCACTTGATACGAATTGCGTGGTTTCCTTGCGCCACATGACCGCACAGTTACGCACCGTCAGGGCGTCCTTGAAGGCGGTGTACAGCACCATAAAGCCGTTGTTCTGCTTATAGAACACGTAATTGCATGCTTCCGTAGCTTGCTCTGCACCGGCTACGTCATTAGAGCGTGTGGGCTCGAAGCTCACCGCCTTGTCCGTGCTGGTGAAGATTTTCAGCAGGCTCGGGAGAATCCATTCAACCGTATCCTGAATGTCACTGGAGACAATCTGACTCCAGCCGTCCTCTTCGTTGCCATAGGGCATACGATGATATTCGCGCATGGACAGCTCTCGCTGCGTTCCAAGCTCACCCCATACATAATGCCCGGCGTCATCTTCCTTCTTGCGAAGAAGCGAGAGCAACTCGTCATCGTCCATCTTCATGCAAGAATCCTTCTGGTGTATTTGATTGGTTTAATGGCACCGTTCGACGCTCCAGCGGTCTCGAATACGATTGCCATTAGTCCGAATGAGTCTGCACCGTGGCTTGACCAATCATGATCAGGCCCCAGCCCTATTTCGCGGTTCTCGTCACGTTTCTCGTGATACCAGCCGATAGCCTCCAGTCCAGCTTCGCAGCCGTCCTTGTCTATCCACATATTCGGGAACATGCGCTGCGCTGATCGAACCCGCATCATGGCCGCGCCCTTGCCCTGGTTGGGAACTACCTCAACCGGGTATAGCGCGTCCTCGAATGTCTTTCGGTATGAAACGTCAATAACCTTGTCCTGCGTATCGCCGTCATGCGGTAGCCAGATGGTCGTATTCGTTCCTGCGTAGCCGTTTTCTCTAAGCCACTGGATATGCGTCGCAGCGGGTTGCCCAACGGCTTCGTAATACTTCAGCACCCGGCACTCACGCCCGATGAACTGAGCTACCCAGATAGTGAAGGCGTCAGCCCGTTGCCCTGTCCCGCCAATGTCGCAAAATGCGCGGTAGGTCATCAGCGGGTCAGGCCCGACTCTACCTATCCGGTTCTGTGCTTTGGCCTCGGTAATGCTCTTGGCGTAATAAGCGCCCTCAACCACACCAACGTAGTCACCTTCCCATACGTGTTCGTATTGGTCGGGGCGTTCTTCTTTGTCGCGCAATCTCTCGCGCTCCAGTTTGGCCGGGAACTTAGGGTTGTCACGCCAGTTTAGCTGTGCAATCTTGATTAGCGGGTCTTGTGAGAACCTGAAACGCTTCTCAACAGCAGCTTTCTTGCGTTTTGGGTTCCATGTCACCCATAACTCAGCGTTCCAGCCTTCGCCCTCTTCGCGCAGGGTCGGGATTAGCGTAGTCCATGCCTCATCAGTGACAGGCTCGGCTTCGTCAACCCAGCAAATGAGGATGCGGCCTTTTGACTTGACGCTAGCAATATTACGGTCAAGCCCGACAAAAACAAATTCTATGTTGCCGTCTTTGCTCTTGATGTAGTTCTGGCCTATTTCGTAATAGTCATTCAGCCAAGGCTCATCTTCAATAGCCCGCTTTACCTCTTCAAGGCTCGAATCTGCCAGCGAGTTCATGAACTGACGCCCGCATAGCATGATGCCCCGTACACCAGCGCAGCCGTAGATATAGCCACGCACTGCAATCATTGACGCGAAGCTGCGGGTTTTGGCAGAACCGCGCCCGCCGTGAGCCCCTCTTACGTCCGCTGGCCCGTCAAATACGGGTATCAGCTTTTTAGGTAGCTCAATCTGTGCCGTTTTCACGCATTGCCACGAGTTCTACCTTAACCACGGTAGTCAATGGGTTGTTCGGGTCGCCTATCACCTGCATGGGCAGAACTTTACCAACCAAACCAAGGAACGCCGCCGCCGTGCGTGGGTCGTTTGCGCGTCTTTCGAGGTATTTAGCCCCGCCCGCAGCACTTAAAGCGGTAAGAATCATGTCTTTAATGACTAAAGTGTTCTTATTAGGGCCTCTTTTGCCCTGATTAGGCTTTTTTTCGCCTTTCTTAAAGGCAGTTGATGTAAGCGCCATGATGCGAGTCCTTCTCTGGGTGTTCGCCAAATAAAAAAGCCACCGAAGTGGCAAGGCCAGCGGTGCTGACCAAGGAGGAGGGGTTAAGTTGGGCCAGTGCTGATCTCTGGCTTTGTGTCTGCCTGCCAAGCGG